ATCAATTTTAAACTATCAGTTTAAAACTATAAAATTTAAGTTATAACTTGCTAATAATGTCAACTTTACCCTATGAAACCGAAACATTTTATTCAGGCTCATTGAGAATCACTCGTCCTGCTAGTGGATATAGAAGACCAATGATTTCTTTTGACAAAACATTAACCTTGGCTTATGATGACCAAGTCTTAAACAATAGACAAGCATCTTTGTTTCCAATTGCACCAATATCAGCTATAATCTATCACGAGCAAGCCAAGAAAGAAGTTTTCATTCAAAATCTCTTAACTAATCAGACTGTCTTGATAGGTCAAACAAATTACAAATCATCTTTTGTAATGACTTTTAAGAGTGATTCCATTGACACAAGAGTCCAGCTTTCAATCATTACTGATTCACGAACTCCCGAGACTTCAAGTTCATCACCATCATTTATATATCATCAACTATGTTCTGCAGTTCTACTATCATCTGTCACAGGGGGTCGAATGGTATTTGAAGATACTACTGTTCGAGGAACTCCTGATATAACATACATTAACAAGGTAACAATGATTCACATTGACATAACCACAGAATTTGGAATTCAAGAGAAAATGAAGTCCTATAAACAGATCTGCGCTATCAATAAATACCTTTTGCTTAAAACTTTATTTAATTACTCTGAATCTAGTTATCTCGGCATGTTGGAAACACAATCCCAAGTAAACGACCAGCTAAATACTAGTTATATAACTAATAAAATAAATCAACAAAATGTATCCAGACAACAAAGTATCTATTCAGCTGATGTTGCTCATTTCTTTAACACCACTCCTGAATCTACACTAAATGACCTGCAACAGGTATTTAAGGGAGCTATTTTAAAGAGAATGAGCGAAAGACCTGATCAAATGATGATGCCACATGAGAATCAGTTTCCAATTCATCATTTTGAAGTAAACCTTGCGTCTAAATTCTCTTTATTTGATTTCAAATTAAATCGAAAGCGGGAAAATGTTACAACTGAAGTTGATGACCAAATTAATTTGATAATCAGAAATGACGAGCTTCAAATTGATGGAGAGCAAAATCACTTTTCTACATTTTATAAAAGATCTTCTGATCAAATTTTGATCGATAGAAAGGCTTATGATAAACTAATCAAGTATAGAGAATCCAAGATTGGAATTCAGCTAAAATCAGAAAATGATTATTACTCTCAATGTAAATCTGAATTTTCTCAGAGATCAGGTGATTATTTTATGAGTAAGAGCAGAGCATCAGCAAACTGGGACAGAGAAACTGGTTCATATAAGGAAAAGAAAGCAAAAACAATCAGAAATTTAAACAAAATAATACCGGTAGATGCATATTTAATGCATAATAAAGTTGAATCTCTTGCTGATATTGTGTCTCTTTTATATGACTCTGAACAGTTTCCAATTGATCCTATCCATCTTGAGATTATTAATATGAGCCTTAAGAACAATGATCGACGCGCTTTACTTATTGATCTACTATCCAGATCAAAAGTATATCATCTTCTTAATTTATATTCAAAACTGGCTCAAGCATTGCTTTATGGAATCTCTGATGGAACTTGTATAACAGTTGAGCATCCATTTTTGAACATCTCTTTAAATGCTTATGTGTCAGGCTCAGCAACAGAAACTGATAAAGGCGTTACATATGTTAGTTTAGTCTGTGATGGAAAACTCATGAAAACATATTTATGGCGCCCATCAGATCTTAAGTCATATAAAATAGCAAACTCGAGACTAATTTCTGTAATATTAGGGTCTTGGCTTAAGGTTTCAGATAATCGGAAATTACAATTACTGACTACATATTCCCTGATTATTCTTGAAAATAGCTGGGGCTTATCAAAAGTTCTCAAACCTTACAGATATTATGTCATGTCTCACGTTTTCAATAGTCCCAAAATATCCTCAGCTGCTCTCAAGGTTTCTTCAGCAGTTTTAGAGATGCATAAGATGTCGAGTAACAAGTTATCTTTGATCTTCATGAGCCTAATAACTAAAACTGATCCCGTGATTCCTGGTTTATCACCGTTGTTTAAATTTAAACTTGAGGACTCAGGTTTTGAGATGTTTCTTATGAATCTTTGCCCCTCTAGTACTTATGGTAAAAGAAGGCATCAGGTTAATGTTTTAAATGAATTAGCCAAAGAAATTGACTTAGCTGATGAGAGTATTGCCAATATGAAACAATGGAATGGGAGGTTTTTGACGGTTTGTAAAGATATATTGAATGCTAATCCAATTAATAAAGAAAGATTTGCAACCAAATATCTTACTGACTTCGACTCATATACTAATATGCAGGGTGGAAGGTTTTCATATTCTCCTTTATCTATTTTATTGATCTATCCGTTCATCAGGAAATTAGCAAAGAATACAAAACCAGTAAGATCAGCAAAACCACTAGATCAATTGACAACTATGAAAGCATCATTTGATCCTCTGAGCTTTAAAAACTGTACTGCCTTAACTTCCTTGAGTAATCTTAGTATGGCTACTAATTGCCCGACCACCAGCATGAACGCAATTTATTTATTATCAAAGCCTTTAATCGACTTAACTTTTAGAATGTTTGATAAAGACCAGATTGGCGGTGACAGAGAAATTTCAATTATGTCATCTGAGTTTAGAATTCTTCAATCAATAACTGAGGAATTTGCTCGAAAGTATGGCGAAAGGACTCAAGTTGATATGCTATCAAACTCAAGAAAGATTGAGATACTCTCAGATTATCAGAATCAGTGCACTAGGAATCAGGGTATAAGAGAAACTATTGATCAGACAAGATGGGGTCCAAATTTTAATACAACAATTTTTGGATATATGTACTTGATTTTTAATAGATATACTACAGAAGCACATGTGCCAATGATGACATGTTTCCTATCTGAGTATAAAATCTTTCAGATGTTGACATACCCCGAGTTATCTGCGCAACAGAAAACTGGATATACTCTTCCAGGAAGAATGGGTCAGTGTCACATGGGCCAAGGGATATTTCACTACACTTCTTCCCTTTATCATTCACTTGTTGCTAGCTTTCTTTGTGATTTAAGAACAGAAATAGTTCCTCCTAATCCTAATTATTCTTTAGCATCAAAGCCATTAGTCACTAGTGATGATTGTTGCATCTTCTCCTATCTTCAACCTAAAATTGGGTATGTAATTCCTGAACATATTAGAACTAAAACAATGGAATTGGTTAAAAGACATATTGGCAATTACTCTTGGGTGGTATCTTTGTTTTGCATCAAAACTAGTGAATATAAGAATGCCAGTTCAGAAAGTAGTGTAGAATTTAATTCTATTTTCTTACATACTGATTCCGTTGGAACTAATTCTTTAAAATTCCTCTATTCTCTTCAGGATCCTTATACTTCAGGAAACAAGCTTCGGGATCTCAGGTCTATATTTGACTCTTATTCTGATGGAATAAACTCAGGATTGAATGAATATGAAGCTCGAGTACTTCTATTATCAAAACTTTCTAATACAATGCTTTTATGGAACTCTTCTTCTTATTCCATTCTGAAATTACTTAAGATGCTAGACTCAGAACTCAAAACATCATTAGATATTTTAAGATGTACCACTAGAACCATTGCTCTCAACTCTCAAAGTTTATTAGAATCTCCAACAGTTCTTCCATATAAGACTTACAAGGAAGCATCAGAATCTATTGATCTTTTAATAAGAATTGAGCCTAGATTTGAGATCAGATCTATGTATGAGCTTAAGAAAGAAACACTATCAAAAGCTAAACAGAGAAGATTAGGAAGTAATAAAGGAGTTGTTATGTCCAGAAAGATGAGATCAGAATGTCTAATTACCTTGCCAGTGGGTAAGCCTATTCCAGCTGTAACTATATCACCTGGAGCTTACTTATCCACACTCATGCTAGAAAGGTCAGAAAGGGGGTTAGTGGATCCACGTACCACCCAGACTCTTGCCCCCTTTGAGACTTATATTGATCAACCAAGTGGGTTTTCGATGAGATTACTTAAATTCACTAAGGGAATAAGGTTAACATCCCATGAGCTGTTGGTCTCCTCTTATGATAGAGTTAGTTCAGTGGATAACACATCAAGCAGCTTGGATGTTTATTTGCACATGATGAGGAAATACAAGGTTGTTAGAATACTTGATGAGAGAATTAATTGCATGAATTTTAATGAAAGAATAAGACATTTTGATGATGTTACCTCTGAAGCTAGATTATCTGGAAACTGTGCTCTTTTAGAGTATAATAAAGTAACAAAAGTTTCCACAAATCTTGTTTTTCCTTTTCCTTCTGATGTTATGACTATGGTACCTAGCATGATTTTATCAAGAACTGAAGATAACCTCTTGGCTATCTTACCGGCTGAAACCATCTCATATAAATTTGGAGTAGATAACAAGAGAAACAGGATTTCAAGCTCCACAATATCAGGACCTAGCAAATCGGTAAAATTAATTTCCTCTGAAACCTTTGAGCCAGATCTAGACTCATTTTACGAAAGTGCTTTGTGGTTAATGACAACTGATATTGAATTTCAGAGTTCAAGGGATCTATTCTTTGAAATCACTATTTCTGTAATTATGAAACCAGGATCTGAATCCACTCAAAAGAGTATTGAAATATCTGGTCACAGGATTGATTTAGATATGATTCCAGAAGAACAGCTAAGTGAAATCGCTAGAAAGCTGGAGAAACTAGGTTATAATATTGAAGGAAACTATTCTCAAGAATCCGATGAGTCAGATGAGCAGAATCAGGAAACTGAACAATCAGACATTGACTATGACATGTTATTTTCACAAATATCAGGAATCAAAATTCAGAGAAAAGTGGTTTGTGTTAGAGTACCTTACTACATGAAATTCATCACACAGGGGTGGTTTGTTAATGGTGTAATAGAGAATGGGATACTCTTATCTCTCATTAAGCAAGGATTTGTTCAGAATACTAGTAAAACAGAACCAGAGCAAATTCTTTATTCAATAAATAAAGGAATAAGAGAGCCAAGTAACTCTTTCATGGTGAATCATGATGGATCTAGATACAGTCAACTATGTTTATCGACATTTCCTATACCAGAAACTATATCTAAATTGAGTGAAGGAATAACTCTTCATGAAAAGTACTGCACAGATCACAGACGTCTAGAACTACTATTTGACTTTGCATCAGATCTAGAAAGTTTTGATATGTGTCTTCTTGGAAATCTGCCCTCAGGAAGCAGAATAACTGAGGAATCTGATGCATTGCTTGTTGACTTTCAAGAAATGTTTGAGCTAATTCGGGATCTCAAAAGCCAGGAAAACATACCTCTAGATGCTGGTATTCAAGAACCAGCATTAAGGACACCAGAGGAGAGTGTATTTCCTGAAAGATGGGCAGATTATGAAGATTGATTGTAACATGTAACATTGGGCAGATGATAACTTTTAGTTTTAAATTGAA